GGACTCAGCCGAGTAGCCGGCCTGGCGCATGGCATCGCGGACGTGGTGCGCGTGATCGACGCCGGCGCAGAACACCAGCCAGGACCGGCGGCTCTGGCCGTGCGCGACGACCTCCTGCACGGCGGCCGCAGTGGTGCTGTCCTGGTCGACCGCGCGCTCGAGCTGCGACGGCACAAAGTCGCCGCCCCGCTTGCCGACGTCCGACACGTCCAGCTGCGTCTCGGTGCGCTTGGTCGAGACCGGCGCCAGGTAGCCTTCGTCGATCGCCCGCGCGATGCTATAGTCAAACGCGATGCCTTGAAAGAAAGCGTCCTGCCCACGGTCCAGCCGGCCGCTGTCGAGCCGGTAGGGCGTGGCCGTCAGGCCAATGATCTTCATGTCCGGGTTGATTTCTTGGAGCGTATCCAAAAACCGCCGGTACATGGTGTCGCTGTTGCGCGGAATCAGATGCGCCTCGTCCACCAGCACTAGGTCGGCCTGCTGCACCTGATAGGCGCGCTTGTGGATGCTCTGGATGCCGGCGAACAGAACCTGCGCGCCGATCTGTCGCTTGCCGAGGCCGGCTGAATAGATCCCGACTGGCGCGCCTGGCCACAAGCGCAGCATCTCCTGCACGTTCTGCTGGATCAGCTCGCGGACGTGCGTCACGACGACGATGCGCGTTTGCGGGTAGGCTTCGATCGCCTCCTGGCAGAACGCGGCGAGAACCAAGCTCTTGCCGGTGCCGGTCGGCAGGACTAGGAGCGGGTTGCCGCTGCGCGTGTTGAACCAGTGATAGAGCGCGTCGATCGCCTGGCGCTGGTAGGGGCGGAGGTTCATGGTTAGGCGGCCTCCACACGCTCAATGAGGATGAATCGCGGCCAATGTGGGCGACCTAATTCGCCCGCATAGCGCCAGCCGGCAGGTATCGGCTTGCTTCGGTCGTGATAACGGACAACCATCAGCTTGCCCCCGTCAGCAGGTCGCCACGCTCCTCGTACACACGCTCAAGGTTGCGGACGGCTTGCTTAAAGTACGTTGGTTTAAGCTCCATACCGACGCCACGCCGGCCCGCCTGAACGGCGCAGAACACCTCGGAACCAATGCCAGCGAACGGCGATAGCACTACGTCACCGGGATTGCTCCAAAGCTCCAGACACCGCTCAATCACGTCCAATTGAAGCGGGCTGATATGGGCTTCGTCGCCGTCCTCACGCGCTTGGCGGTATTGCAGGGTCCGCGACTGGTTGATGTCAAACCAGACAGGCGACGCGTACCGCTGCCAGCATTCGATAGAGTACCACTTGCGCGCCTCATCCTCACTCTTGCCTGTCCGCTCGGCGGCGGGTTGCGGCGCGTACTGATCCTCGCCGATAAAGCGCGTCAGGCGCCCGCTGACGGGCTCCGGGTTTTCGCCCGGCTTGCGGAACGTCACGATGTAGTCGGGCAGTCCCTGCCCGCTCATGGCGCTGTCTTTCTCAATCTGCTTGTGCAGCAGACGGATGGATTTTGTGCGCTGCTGGGCCACCACCGGATCTTTCCAGATGCAGACCTCGCTATGAAAAATCCAACCCGCGTCCTGATAGGCACGGATTACCTCGCCCCGGAAGTCGCGCATACCGATAAAGCCGTCACGCAGCTTGCTGGCCGGCAGCTGCATGACGTGAACCGAGTGTAGCCGGCCTGGCATCGTCGTGCGAAGCAGCTCGCGGATCAGGAACGCATAGTGACGCCAGAAGTCGTCGCCCTCGCTGTTGGAAATGTCGCGCGGGTCGTTGCTGAATTTGTAGAGCCCCTCAAAAGGCGGGCTGTGCAGGCCGAAATGAATGTTGTTGTCGGGCACGGCCTGCATCAGCTCGCACGCATCGCCTTGATACAGCGCATAGTCGCGGTTTACGACCTGATCGACCGCTCTGATGTTCTCTACCTGTCGCATTAGACTGCCTCCAAGAAGGCGGGAAGTTGGACGGGTTGCGTCGGTTGATAATCTGGACGCTCGCGTGTGGTGCCGCGAATTTCCGCGCTGTTTAGGTCCGCCATGTGCTGAACCATAGCCTTAGCCATACGCTCGGCGTCGGCTTCTTTGCGTCGGATGTTGGCAACCACGGCGCCTTCAGTTTCCGCCGCGATGAAATGCACGTTAACGGGCTTGGTTTGGCCGAAACGCCAGAACCGGCGGATGGCTTGATAGACTTGCTCAAAACTATCGTTGAGCCCGACAAAGCCAGTGTCGGCGCAGTGCTGCCAATTCATGCCATGCCCGCAAATCGACGGCTTCGTGACCAGCACGCGAGCGCTGCCGTTTGCAAAGTCCCGTAGCTTACGCTCTTTTTCCGCCTCGCTGTCTGATCCGCGCACCTGCACCGCGCCCGGAATCGCCTTGGCAAGCGCGTCGCTTTCGCTGTTCAGGTTGCACCACCACACGAACGGCCGATCAGTCGGCGTGATCTGCGCCGCGCGGCTGACACGCTCCTCGACGGTTTCCTTCCGCGCGCCAATCCGCTCCTGCATGGTCCGGGCTTCCATTGGAAATAGCTGCCCGGTTTCAATGCTGGACTGGTACTCAACCGAGACCGTGTGCTGGTGCTGTTGCAGCGGCGGTAGGTCAAAGCCCTGCGGCGGATAGCCCAAGTCGCGCGGGTGCCGGAGCATGACCGCCCAAGAGCACATCCAACGCCAGAACGGCCCTTCCGCGTGGCCCTTGAGCCGCCACGTCTGCGTCTCGCCGCTATCGTGCGTGAAGAACGTGGCAAGCATGTCGGTGTAGGACATGACGCCTAGAAACTCGGCATGGTTGCCAAGCTCCATAAAGTCGTTGGGTGCGGGCGTGGCCGTAGCCGCAAGCCGGAACGGTATCTGCTGGCACTGCTGAATGAGGTAGGTGCGCGTCTTGCCGTCGTAGGCTTTCAAGATGCTGCTTTCGTCCAGCACCACGGCCGTGAAGTGCGAAAGCGTGAAGTGGTCGAGCTTTTGATAGTTCGTTACCGTGATACCGGGCTGCACGTCCGACTGACTGCGGCACTGCCGCGCCGGGATACCGAATTTATCCGCCTCCTGGACAAACTGCGGCGCCACGGCGAGCGGGGTCAGGATAAGTACGTCACCACCCGTCGCCTCGTGGATAGCCTGCGCCCACGACAGCGCCATGAGCGTCTTGCCAAGCCCGGTGCCGGCAAACAGCGCCGCCCTGCCCCGGCGCAAAGCCCAGCGGACAATATCCGTCTGGAAGTCAAACAGGCTGGCCGGCAGTTCGGGCGGCTTATCTAGCCCGGTCGGGGGGTCTGCTTTGATTTTTTGGGATAGAAAATCGTTGTATGTACTCATGATTTAGCTCCATCCGTCCAAATACTGCCGTCCGGCATCCGGTAAGACACCCAATCTTCGCCGGCGTCTTCCTGCTCACCCGGCACCAACGAAGGGATATACAGATGCGCCGGGCACCCTTGGCGCTGCTCCTCGACACCAAGCTCACGGTCCCACCGCGCGCAATGCCAGCCGTTTTCGACCGGCGTTGCATGGAGGCATGTCCGACAATTCGCCTGCGGCAGCTGTCCGCCGTGGCAGACCGACCAGTGATCGCACATGCGGCACTGCCACCAGTCCGGGCGCTCGCTGATCTTCTCCGGCGGGTGCTGAGCGTCGATGATCCGCTTGGCCTGCGCGATCAGGCGCTGCGCTTCGGTCTCGTCGGCCTCGGTCCGCACCGACACAACGCGCCGGCCACCGGGCGACGCCGCTGTCAGATAGTGCCGGTCGAGCCCGGCATAGTGCATGTAGAGCACGGCCTGGGCATAGTAGACCGACCGCCACCGCTTGAGCGCGGCCTTCTCGCCGTAGGTGCGCTTGAGCTTTTCCAGCTCGTCGAGCGCCTTCTCGCCGACCTGCTTGTGCTCCCAAACGTGCCAGGTTTTTGGCGCCTGGATCAGCCCGAGCACGGCACCGTCGATGCTGCCCTGGAAGTGCCCGCCGTGGTCCGAAAAACTGTATTGGCGGCCGGTCTCCGGGTTGTACGTCACGAGCATCAGGCCATCGACCAAACGCAGGCGCTCGGCCATCAGATCCTCGCCGCGGTGGCCATCCTCGAACCGCTTGAGCGTGGTCGCGTCGAAGTCCGGCGCCGTCGCCCACCGGAAGCCGTACCAGATGGCGCGCGGACATTCCTTGCCGGCCTCGCTCATGCCAAGGTGCGGCCGCGGCGGGCGGGATCGACCGAGCGCTTCAAGCGCCCGGTCGACCGCCTCGAGCGTCGGGTCCGCCGGGGTCGGCAGTTCCGCCATGCCGGTTACCGCTTCCACGGCGGGGTAGACCCGCCGCCCTTGCTGCCACCACCGGCGCCGGCCACCTCCGGCTGTTTCTTTTGCTGGCCGGCAGCGGGTGCCGCCTGCTGCTGACCGTCGACCGGCTTGTAGCCGCTGACCTCGTTGACGTTCTCGCCGGTGTCCTGGCGCGGCTTGACCTTCACCTTCGCCAGCATCGTCTTGAAGTGCAGCTCCTCGCTGTCCTGAACCGACAGCACGCCGATCGCGTGGCAGATCGCCGACAGCTGTTTTTGTGCAATCTCCTGAGCCTGCTGGTTCGGGTTGACGAGGTTCAGCCGGTCCCAGACCTTCCGGCCCTGGTGCTCGCCGTCGACGATGTCCATCTCGAGCCAGAGATACTGGCCGTTGCCGTTCTTGGTGTTCATCATGTCCGACTGGACGATCTGAACCTTGTAGTTGCCGGGCGGCAGCACCTCATAGGTGCCGGCCGGATTGACCTGGTTAGCGTCAAAAGTTCCACCGAGTTGTGCCATCGTTACGCGGCCTCCTTGCCGTTGTTGCTGGTGGCGGGGATATTCGGCAGCTGCTCGGCCAGCGCGCTCCAGTCGAGCGGCAGGTCGTCGGGCAGGCTGTAGCGGTTCTTGGCGAGAAACGCCGGACGCTCGGACGTGTACATGCGGCGCTCGCCGCTGCCTTTTGCGCGCGTCGACTTCTTGTCCTTCGTCTCGACCACTGACACGCGGTAGTTGGCGAACAAGACGATGTCGGAGTGCTCCATCAAAAGCGCGCTGGCGTTCTTGTGCAGCTTGACGATGTAGCGGTCGTAGGGCTCGGTCTCGGGGTTCTCGAACCGCTTCACGTCCGTGTGCGCGAGCTGGATCACAACCATACCCTTGTCGTCGCGCAGGGCGTTAAGCCCTTCGACGTACTCGCGCCAGACATTGACCGCCTCAACGTAGCCCTTGCCATAGCCCGGGGCTTCGATGCTGCTCCAGTTGTGGCGCCGGCACGTTTCGGCCTGCACAAGCGGTTCAAGCCAGTCAGCGCTGTCGACCACCAGCGTGTCGAACTGGTGATCCTCGCTGTAGAGCGCACCGAGGGCCTGCATGACCTCGTCGAACGTCTTGAGGAGGCCGAAGGTGGGGCGGTCCATTAGGCCGAGGCCGTCTTCGGTCTGAATAAAAACCGGGTTGGGCGCATCGGCAGCAAAAGTCGTTTTTCCAACACCTTGGGTGCCGTGCATCAGGATACGAGGCGGGCGCTTGTCCGGCCCCGATTTGAGGTTGTCAAGACTGATGGCCATCAGGCCGTCTCCTTTTGCTCGATCGTGAACTTGGGCTTGCCGGCCTTGACCGTGCGCGCGGGCTCAAACAAGGCGCGCAGGCTGTCCGGCCAGCTTTTGAACGCGGACTCCGGCACCTCGTACTTGACGCGGAGGTACTGTTCGGGCTCGTCGCCCCACTCGCGCTTGATCGTGCTGGCAACGTCGGCCAGCTGACTTTGATCCCACTCGACCCGCTTCGGGATCTCGACCTTGACGGCCAGGCCGTCCTCGTCCTCCAGGCGCACGGTGCCGGTCTCGTTCTGCTGACGGGCGCGCTTGCCGAAGCGGTCGTCCATCGCGGCGTCGATGCACTTCTCGATGCCGGACAGCTTGCCCTTCTGCTCGTAGAGGTCCGAACGCAGGGCGGCGATCTGCGCCAGCGGCAAGTCGGCGATCTGGTCGGGCGTCATGCGTTCGACGTCGTCCAGGGACGGGCGGTTCTTGAGGTCTGTCATTGATCGATCCTCTCTGTCGTCGGTTGGGTTCCACGAATATCGCTGACCGCGTCGTCGCAACCGTCTGCTGCGCGCTCTAGTTTTCGGCGGACAAGCGGATCGTCGGCGCTTTTGGCCAAAGCCCGGATATTGGCGCCGGCAAGCGACAAGTGGCTGACCGCAAGCTCGCAACGCGCGACGTCGCCACTGGGGTCAGACACGGCGGCGCACCTTCGCCTCGAGCGCGGCCGCACCGTGCGACAAAGCCTCGGCATCGTCGTGGTACATGTGCGCGGTCTTGACGTCGCCGCGCGCGGCGCAGGCGGCGGCATTGTTCGCGGCTTCCGTTGCCAGCGCGCGTAGCCGGCCGGCCTTCGCATCGGCGTTGCCCTGGAGCGGCGTGCGGCCGTTGTCGTAAATAGCGCGCGACACCGTGCGTTGCGGGCGGTTGAGGTAGAGGCTTGTGGCTTGCGCCGGCTGCAGGCGCCCATACCCCATCAGCTTCAAGCCGTGACGCTCGGCGAGAACGTTCAGCGTCGCTTCATTCGCGTAACTGGCGACAGGCCAAACGCACACAGTTCGGCCGGTCTTTTCGTGCTTGTAGCGTGCGACGGTGCAGTCGGCGTCCGGCGGCAGCGGCACGACCTTGCCGGTGCCAATGTTGCGGCTATAGCCGTGCCACGAAACGGCATCCGCAAACTGCTGGACGTCATTGCGGACAGCTTCTTTCTGCATGACGGGTTGCCTCGCGCTGCGACCCCGATCCGCGGGGCGCGGGCCGTGCCGTTGGGTGGCGTGCGGCATTTACCTATGTACCGCAGTGGTACGTCGGCGTCAACAGCAAGCGTGTCGATAAGGTACAAAAAATGCTCTTGCGTGTGTCGTGCCGGGGTGGTACGTGTGAATCATGACCTTGAGCGAATACCTGGACCTTCACGGTCTGACGTACACCGATGCGGCGAAAGCGCTGGGGTGCGCGTCACAATACGTGTCGCGCGTTGCGCGCGGCGAACGCAACCCAAGCCCCGCTTTGACGCTTGAGATTGAGCGTTGGACGGGCGGCGCCGTGCGGCGCCAGACGCTTCGTCCGGACGTGTACCCGGAAGACACCGCCGCTGCCTGACGGAGCTCGCCATGCAGCCCTGGACCGACGATCTCCAAGCTATCGCGCTTGGCCTCGCCATTATCGCCACCATCGCGGCGGTGTTTGTGGTGGTGCCAGCGATTGCCAGCGAGCGCCGAGCGCGGCGCGACAGCCGACGGTACGCGCTTGGCCCGGATCGGAGGAGCTAGCTAATGGCCGCGCGCAAGACCCGCAAGCTGACCGACGCCCAGGCGCGCGCGATCTACCGCAGCGACTGGAACTACACGCAACTGGCCGAGCACTACAAGGTCAGCCATCCGACCATCGCCGACATCAAACGGCATCGGTCGTACCGACACATTCACGAGAACACCTCGGGGCAGTCTGAGCCCAAGACTAGCGGTGGTGCCTCCGCCCCCATGACTACCACCCGCCCCGAGGTGACTGAGTCCGGCGCGCGTGCGTCGGACGGCGGAGCCTCCCTGACCTCCCCGGCGGCGCACTCCCCCGCCGCCGGGGTTTCTTCTGATGGGGCGTGCTCGGCCTGTGGGTCCGCGAGCGCAACGGACCTGTGCGACAGCTGCCAGACCGTCGCAACGCGCTTGCCGGGTTTCGGCGAAGGGCCGTTGCCGCACTATGGCATGACCGGGCCGATCGAGCGTTGGCGGCAGGAGGTCGCGCGGCGGAACGTCAGCCGCAACAAGTCGCTCAAGAGCCGGCAGGGTAAGTGCGCGGTCAAGGAGCGGGTGTAGCCCATGACCGACCAGCCGACCTCTTACATGGATCAGTTCGGCCGGCGGCTCGTGGAAGCTGGTTATCCGGTCATCCCCATTCGCCCGGGCACGAAGATGCCGGGCAAGATGTCCGGCGATCAGTGGGTCGGTTATCCCAAGTGGCAACAGCACTGCGAGCGCGACACCAAGCCGTTCGAAATCTCCATTTGGCGCAAGTGGCCCGGCTGCGCGGTCGGCATCGCCTGCGGAAAGGTGATCGGCGTCGACATCGACGTCCTGGACCAGCAGACGGCCGATAAGGTCCACCAACTGGCCACGGACCACCTCGGCCACAGCGACGCCGTGCGCATCGGCCGCGCGCCCAAGCGCCTGCTGGTCTACCGGGCCGGCGAGACGATCCAGAGCCGCAAGCTCACCCAGCTCGAGATCCTGTCCAAGGGCCGGCAGTTCGTCGCCTACGGGGTCCATCCGGATACGCAGCGCCCTTACGAGTGGCCCGACGACAACCTGGCCGACATCGACATCGGTCAACTGCCGGCCGTGCGGCAGGCGGACATCGACGCCTTTCTCAACGCCGCATCCGGGCTCGTCGACACCGGCTCGAGCCTGTTCGACAGCGGCCACGGCGACAGCCAGCCGGCTGCCGGCGACCTGGTCGGCACCGAGGAAGCCATCGCCGAAGCCGTTGAGTGGATACCCAACGACGACTTCACCCATTGGGAAGACTGGAACACCATCGGCATGGCGATCTGGGCCGGCACGCAGGGCAGCGACGCCGGCTTGCAGATCTTCGACGCCTGGTCGGCGAAGTCAGCCAAGTACGACCAGCACACCACGCACCAACGCTGGCACCACTACGCCAAGAGCCCGCCCACGCGCATCGGCGCCGGCAGCATCTACCAGATCGCACAGGACCACGGCTGGCAGCCGAGCGCGGGCATCCACCTCAACCCCGCGAAGAAACACGCCGCCGACAACCCGGTCGAGCACAGCCTGACCGACACCACCACGGCAGCGGCCCATGCCGAACCGGCCGCGTCGGGCAACACAGCCGACCTCACCCGCCCCGACGGCCTGCTCGGCCGGATGGTCGACGAGATCACCGCCAGCGCCATCAGCCCGCAGCCGTTTCTCGCCGTGGGCGCTGCCCTGTCGGCGGTCGGCGTGCTCGCCGGACGGCGCTATCAGGCACCCAGCGGGCTTAGAACGAACCTCTACACGATCGGCATCGCCGACAGCGGCGGCGGCAAGGACCACGCGCGCAAGTGGGTGAAGGAGGCGTTCTTCGCCGCTGGTCTGCACGATTACTTGGGCGGCAACCGGATCGCCAGCGGGCAAGCCATCCTGTCCGCCCTCTACCGGCACCCGGCGATGCTCTTGCAGCTCGACGAGTTCGGGCACTTCCTCAAGACGGTCCTCGGCCCACGTGCACCAGCGCACAAGGCCGAGGCCTGGGCATCACTGACGGAGCTCTACACCAGCGCCGACGGCTGGTTCATGGGCACCGAGTACGCCGACCAGAAAGAGAACCAGCGCAAGGACATCGCGCAGCCGTGTCTCGGCGTGCACGCGACGACGGTTCCGGGGCCGCTGTGGAAGGCGCTAGAGAACACGTCCGTGCTCGACGGCAGTCTGGCGCGCTGGCTGATTTTCCGAACCGACAACGACTACCCGGACGCGCGCGTCGACCCGCAGCCGCTGACGATCGACGACGACACCAAGGCGATGATGCGCCAGGTGGCCGCGGGCGTCGGCGGCGAGCAAGGCAACCTGTCGGGTGTCATGTCGCCGACGGTCGAGCCGGAGCCCTACACGGTGCCCTACGGCGACGGCGCGCGTGACGAAGTGCGCCGGCTCAAGGAGGCCGAGCGCGAGTGGCTACGCGGCACCGGGCAGCGGCAGCAGGGCGCATCGGCCGTGATCGCGCGCTATGCCGAGAACACCATCAAAGTCGCGCTGATCCATGCCATCAGCCGCCGGCCCGCTGATCCGACGATCGCCGTCCAGGATCTGCAATGGGCCCGGCGGCTGGTCGAATACTGCATCACCTCGCTGCTGGACGAAGCCAGCCGGCACGTCGCGGACAACGAGACCGAGAACCAGCACAAGAAGGTGCTCGAGGTCATCCGCAAGGCCGGGCGCAAGGGGCTCACCAAGGCGGAGCTCTGCCGCAAGACCTGGTTCGTGAACCGGCGCCAGCGTGAGGAGATTATGAACAGCCTGCGCGAGAGCGGGAGCGTGCTGGTCGCGCGTGAGCAGAGCAAGACCAAGCCCGTCGAGCGGTACTACTTCAACGCGCGCGCGGCCGCGAACGGCGACACGGAGGGAGATAGTTGAAAGATTTGAACTTTCTTGAACTTTCTCAGAGGCCCAAACCCCTGATAACGCGGACAAAATTGAGAAAGTTCAAAAAATTCAGAAAGTTCAACACAGACCCACACAGAGGGGCAGGGGAGGGGTGTGCTCGGCTCACGTTGAACAATTTGAATTATTTGAATTATTTTATTTTATATAGGTATATCAAGGAGTTAGGGGTTAGAGATCGTTCAAGAAAGTTCAAGATAGTTCAAACGGGCGGGACATCAGCATGACCCGCCCCCGCATCACCAACCCCGACACCTGGTACACGCCGGCCGACTGGAGCGAGGACGACCTCGCGATGGCCGTCGCGACGCGGCTCCGGCAGCTCGAGCGCACGCACCCGTTCAGCTTCGCACACGATCAGAACGCCGCCCGCCGTAGCCGCACAGGCGGCGCCAGGGCCAAGGCGATGGGGATGCGCCCGGGCGAGCCTGATGTGCGTGTGTACCTGCCGCAGAGCCGTATAGGGCACATCGAACTGAAGCTGCCGCAGGGCACCGTGTCGGATGCTCAGCGGCAACGGCATCACGACCTGCGCGCCCTCGGCCACGACGTGCGTGTGTTGAAGGCCGACACACCAGGCACCGCGGCGGACCAGGCCGAGGCGATCGTCATGGAATGGATCGGGGGAGAGGAATGAGCTTGGCCGAAGTGCATGACGAACCGACGGCGGCAATCCGCACTTACAACACCCCACTCCCGCTGCCGGGCGAACCCTGGATGATCCTGCGCACGGCGCCGCGGTACGTCGAAACGCTGCGCTGCATGGCGGCGGATGTTGGCTGCCGGGTGTGGTCGCCGAAGTACGCTCGCCGAACGCGCGTCGGGCCGAGCAAGAAGCGGGTCATCGTCCACGCGCCAATCTACCCTGGCTATGCATTCGTGCCACGCTCGCACGCCAGTCGGCTGCGGCTGCTGCCGACACATCGCTATCAGTTCTTGC